AGGCATCTCTCAGGATCCGCGTTTCCACAGGTTATCCACAGGTTATCCACAGGTTATCCACAGGCTCAGAACCAGCGCTACTAATGGTATTATACTGTATACATAGTACGGGTTACGGGTAACTTGTTATAAGCGTATGCTTATATTGTATTATTTTGGGCGTACTTTTGACATTGTACGTTTTACAACGAACTCACTTTTATTTTATTTAACAGTGTTACTATACATAGTAACATAGTATTATAAATAACTTTATTTTTTTAGAGATTGTATCTTTTAGTCTAATGTCTTAAATCTGCCCAAAATGTATTTTTAGTCTAATAGCGACCCGTGCCCCGTGACCCGTGACCCGAGGCAATACTTGTAACTGTCTGCAACTGAACAGTTTACGGGTAGCACCCCCCCTACCTATTGGATTCCAAACCGACCCCCCTAATTATCTTATCCTTACCCTATCACGCAAACCGCAACCCGAAAAATATATTTTAGACCATTTTAAAAAGGTGTTACATTGTAAACATTAGTCTAAAACACGACCAAAAACAAGGCAATTTAGGTATTAAAGTGTAACACGTTTACTTTGTAAACCCCCCATGTTTACTTTGTAAACCCCCCATGTTTACTTTGTAAACATAGCATGTTTACTTTGTAAACATTGCCTAAAAAGTGGTTACAAAGTAGTAAAAAGTATTAAAGTGTAACACCTTTTACTTGACATTTTGCATATTGTGTTGTATAATAAAGAGAAAACAAGGAGGAAGCATGGCAGTAAAAACTCGTAAAACCCTATACTTAGACCGCAACATGAACTCGATATTCAACCAGGTTTGTAAAGACCCAGGCAGCGTGTCGACGGCAAATAAGCTAATCATTCGTGCATTAACTTTGTACTTCTCTAATATAAGGGAAATTGACCCAGAAGGATATCACGTATTTAATGAGGGGCTAAAGGACTGCCCATTTCTTTTGGACCATTTTAAGACATTGGCACAAGAAACTACATCTCTAAAAAATAAAAATAATAATATTAATGATAATAATGAGGGGTATAAAAAGAAAACTTTTATTAGTGATAGCGCTCCCGAAATTCCTAATGTCAAAAACCTGCCCAAAGAAATTGAGAAGCCTAAGATAGATGCTATTGATGAGCCTGTGGATTTTGGGGATTTAGAATTAGAGGAGCCAATAAGCACACCACTCAAGATGAATAGAGGTGGGGGCAAACAAAAGCTATTTATGAAGGATGGCATGGGTACAAGCATTACTTGTAGGGGCAACGGGGGATTTACATTCTATGACGTAGCGCACAGAGAGGCAGCGGGTCCTAACGAAATATTAGCGGACTCGGACTACGCAGCCCGTAACCCGCACAACGTACGCTCTATTCCAGGGGACTCACTCTTACCAGATGGAGTGGCAGAAGCTTACGACAGTAATGGTGAGTTAGTGGACTTGGAGGCGTACTACGCGCCTAACAGAGACTGGCTGGGTTTTTTAGCTAAGGTTAGCCCATTAGAGCATGCAGAGTACTTGGAGAACAAATGATGTTTAGTTGTGGTGGGTGCGGAAAATGTGATGAGTGTCTAGGGATAATATGGGACTTACCGCCTGTAGATTTGGCGCAGATTGAAAGATTGAAAGGCGTACCTGCTCAGATGGGGGCAGGGGCACGTATCTCGCTAGAGAGCGCAGTAGAGGAAATTTTTAATTGAAAAGGAGGTAATCAATGGACCCACAATTCAAACGATTATTAGTAAGGGACTGCAACAGGGCGAACGGTATGGTGGAAGACCACTCGTTCTATAGGGTGTCAGATGAAACATTTGTAGGCTTAGAAGAGCCGCGTATATGGAACGGACCACAGACAGTTGAGGAGCAGGTGCGTCCTATTGTTTGGGACGGACCACAGTCTGTAGAGGTGGATGACTTTGAGACAAACGACGAATTTCCGATGTTTGCAGTTACACAGGGACTTGTAGAAAACTTTAGTAATAGACCTCTTACTACAATGCCATTAGCTGACCCAGACCCAGAGGATATAGCAGAGTTTCGCGAATTTTTGAGTCAGACACACCATCTACATAGGGCAGGTAATATTGGGCTAATGGCACCATATAACATGGACTATATGCGTGATGACACTAAGTGGTATGTAGGGGCAGGGGCAACTGCCGCATGATATATACCAACTGCCTAAAGTGTAACAACATGACGTTTGTAATGACAGACTATATTTGTGAAACTTGTAAACAGGAGGAAGCTATGAGAGTTTGTCATGCGTGTGGAGCTACGTACTTAGATAGTATTAGTGTGTGTCCTAAGTGTGACACTCCGTACATTTCGGAGGAAGTAATAGATGGGCACTGACCACATGATTGAGTGCAGTAATGAAGACTGCCACTTTTGGATGTGGACAGATAACACAGGCTCAGCAGTGTGCCCTGCCTGTGGACGTATGAACCATGATAAAAAGAAAAAAGAAAGGTATGAAAATGGACAAATGGGACAGGAAGACTGATTTTGGATGTAGTACATGTATGATGTATGTACCAAAGATTGAACACTCCAACGGACCTGGAGAAGGAAGATGTAGGCGTAACGCTCCTACAATGAAAGGTTACCCCGTAGTATTTGCATGTGACTGGTGTGGAGAGCATAAGCGTGGTAGCAATCCTGTGAGAGATGCTAAGGATGAATCGGGGAAGTTTAAAATGCCTGTACTAGAAGCTGAGAGACAGTTCGGAAAACAAACCTTACCACCTAAAATTACATAAAGGAGTATGATGAATGATGAAACTTAAACCACTAGGCAAGAAAGTATTGATAACACCTGACCCTATTATAGAGAAGACAACAGGTGGAATTATATTAGCAGAAATTGCGCAAAGACGTGACCCGCAAGGCGTAGTCTGTGGAGTTGGCAGTGATGTCACTCTAGTAAAAGAAGGCGACCACGTAGTATTCGGCAAGTACGCAGGGTACGACTTAGGGATTGACGATGTATTAGTTGATGAAGATGATGTGCACTGTGTTATAATGGAGGACTAATGGAAACAATTACTGAGAAAGAATTTATGGAGAGGTATATCGTTGTCAAGAGTAACATACTTGAAGATATGCCTGACGTAAAGTTCTGCTCAACTTACGAAGTCTCGCTACCTTTCTTAGATAAGATGAAGAAGAAGTTTCCCGATTGGGCGTCAAGAGCTTTGGCGCTTAGGAGGGAGTCTTACGCTGAAGGGACGATTGCGGTAGATGACGCTATTTACAGGGCGGCTAAACTTGGCGACGTTCGCGCGGCGGAGCTTTGGTATAAGAGGTTTGATAGCTGGGACCCACGAAAACCAGAGGGACCAGGAGGCACGGCATCAGAGAAGAAGACTTGGGCGGAGATGTTAGATGTAGCTAATAGAACTCAACGTAAGAAAAAGAAAACGGAGATGGAGAATGAGTAAATCAGCAGAAGCTGCTCACGGTGAATTAGTTAAAATCTACGCTAAAGACCCAGTCTTATTTTGCAAGGAGATATTAGGGGTAGAGCTTTGGGATAAGCAGAAAGAAATCATAAATTCTATTAGAGACAATTCGTACACCGCTGTGGCATCGGGTCACGGGGTGGGCAAAACTTTCGTATCAGCCTGTGCGACGTTGTGGTTTTTGTTCTGTCACGCGAATTCGCGCGTCATTACAACTGCTCCAACTATGCGCCAAGTCAAGTCTTTGTTGTGGGCAGAGATAGGGCACCTGTATAATCGGGCTGATGAGGAACATGGATTAGGTGGTCGTTTGTTGTCTACTGCGCTTAACCTCTCGGAGAAGCAGTTTGCCATGGGTATAGCTACCGATGACCCAGACCGCTTCGTAGGGCAACACGCTGACCACCTACTCTTAGTAATGGATGAAGCTCCAGGTATTGAACCATCAATTATAGAGGCAGCCCATGGTATTTTAACTAATGCTAATGCTAAGTGTTTAATGATAGGAAATCCTACCTCTCCCGCAGGACCTTTCTTCGAAGCCTTCAAATCACCCCTATGGAAATCTTTCCATATTTCTTGTTATGATTCACCAGCTATTAAAGACCCAGCTAAATACCCTGGGCTAACCTCACTTAAATGGATAGAGGAACGTAAACAAGCGTGGGGAGAGAACTCTCCTATTTTTATAAGTCGTGTTCTAGGACAGTTCCCACAAGAAGGTAATGACACACTCATACCATTGTCTTGGGTGCAGCGAGCTGTTATAAGGTGGCAAGAGGGTAAAGATATTTGTAAGCAGTCTGATAGAGTTTTCTTAGGTCTAGACGTAGCACGGTACGGGGATAACAAGACTGTACTCACCAATTATGTCCCTAATAGAGTTATGTATTTAAAGAAACATGACCGAAAGGACACAATGAAAGCCGTAAACTTAGTTGTTGAGGCTGGAGTGTCCTCAGGAATGAAACTCACATCTGTTGCAACAGATGATACGGGAGTTGGTGGCGGTGTCACTGACAGATTGCGGGAATTAGGGTACCCAGTCCTTGCGGTTAACTTTAGTAACCAAGCATTTGACAGAGAGCATTTCAAATCTGTACGTGATGAGATGTACTGGATAATGCGTGAGATGTTTAGGGCAGATGAGATAGCTATTCCAGATGACGGCGCGTTGATTTCACAGCTAAGCTCGATTAAATATAAGATTAGAGATAACAATAAAAAAATTGAAATTGAAGGAAAAGCTGAAATTACTAAAAGGGGGTTAAAAAGTCCTGATGAATCTGATAGTGTTGCGTTAGCTATCTACGCATCTAAAAGGATGAATGCTTCAAGCTCTGCAAGAAAAAGAGGAAATCCTTATAGACACAGAAACACAGATACGGTATACTACTAATGTGGAATAGAATACTAACAATTTTATTTTGTTTATTAAGTTTATCTATGGCAAATGACTCTGTACTCAATGCTTTTGAACAGCCTCCAACTGAAGAATATTCAGTAGAAGATTTATACGGAGGGCTCTCTCAAGCAGAGACAGGAAGTTTTAAAGACCCGTGGATAAGGACAACTGCTAAAGACACACCAGGAGGCTCATCTGCTTTTGGACCTGTTCAAATCACACACGGAAAAGCATTAGACTACTCTACAAGAAATTTACTAAGTCCAGAGTCGAAAGACTTTGTTGAATTATTTATGAAGCCTCTGTACGAGGATTTTTTAAAGTATGGCGGCAAGGATATGCAGCCTGGCTATGAAGAATTTGATTACGGTAAGAAAGGGTATTTTCCAGACGGAGCTAAGCCAGCCTACGAGACACTAGCTAGAGAAATGATTACACATGACTATAATGCCGCCAAAGACAGCGACAAACCACTGGATGAATTTATAAGGTCTTGGAGAGGTAAAGATGCAACGGTTGACCCTAGGTACTACGAATCTGTTAAAGAATTTTTAAAGGGAGACACTAATGGTGAATAGAGCTATCAAAGATGAAAATGAACTTCCAGACGATGACTCCGATGTTCAAGAAGAGCAAGTACAATTAAATCCACTTGTTGTCAGGTTAGAGGAAGCAGATGAAAAACAATTAGCCGCTATTGTTAGGGAAGACATAGATAACTCTGTGGACGCGCGTAGCAATAAAGATTGGGCGGATGCGGATAATTCAGAAGGATTAGATTTTGAAGAGAAGTACCAAGAGCTGATTGATTTATACGAAGGTAAAGAAAAGACACGTAAAGAAAAATGGATGTGCCGTAGGTCAATGAAAATTGCACAAGCTATTGTTGAGATGATGGTAGCGCGATTGATTCCTATGGTCTGGAACCCTAACGCATTAACATGGAAGCCCGTCGAGAAAACAGATAAGAAGCTAGCACGTGAAGTTAGTGAGATGATGAAGTGGGTAGTGTTAGCGTGGATGAAGATGGATAGGGGCATTGAAGATATTGTACGTTCTACAAGTATGTTAGGTACGACGTTCGTAGAAACTTATTGGGAAGTTAATAAACGTGATATGAATTTAACCCAAGAGTTTATGCTCGTCGATGAGAATGACGAACCAGTTATGGGAGAAGACGGACAACCTATGTCTGTTGAAGAAAAGATGTTCCGTGTCGATGAGAAGCCTGCCTTTAAAGTTATACCAATTACAAAATTACTTATACAACCAGGAGCTAAAGATATACAGAAAGAGCCTTTAGTAAAACTGGAAGATTTTTATTTCTATGAGCTTGAGGCGCAGGAAAAAGAAGGACTAGCGTATAATGTGTCTGATAAGCTAGGCACAAAGATTGATGAAAGATTAGAAGATAAAATGGAGCAGGCTTTAGGAAGTGCAGAGAACTTTGCATTTCAGGCTAAGAAGAGAGCGCAGTCCATTGAGACAGCTACTTGGTGGGGACGTTACGATATTGACGACGATGGGTTCGATGAAGAAGTCACAGTATTGATGGACACTAAAGACGACACAATTTTACGTATTTTTAAAACAGCTAGTGTATCTCGATTCGGAGATAGACCAATAGTCAAGTTTGATTTTCTTAGACGTATTTATGATGCAATGTATTCAATAGGTTTGTTAGAACAAGTTAAACCATTGGCTGAAGAAATAGATGCTTGTTTTTGGCAAATGCAAGACGCCAATACTTTAGGTATTATGCGTTGGGGATTTTATGACCCTAACTCTGATTACGACCCTACAGTCCATGTAGCTAAACCAAGAGCTATGTACCCTGTTTCTAATCCTACACAAAATGTTTACTTTCCAACTATGGACGTTCCCGTCGAGAGATTGCTTAATGCTATTAAATTAATCCTTGAGTTCGTCGAGAGATTGACAGCCGCATCTTCTTATATGATGGGTAAAGAATCTAATATCGTAGGAGGCTCTGGTACAGCGACGAGAACTGCTGCTATTCAGAACTCAGCTAACATTAGATTTAATTTACCAGCGTCAAATATACAGAGAGGTATTGCAGATTTATTGAGGAATATTTTTAATCTCTGTGCTATGAACGCCCCAGAAGGATTAGAGAAACGTATTATGGGAGAAGACGGTGTAGAAATATTCAGTCGTCCAGAAGTGTTTGAACAAGCTATGGCGTTAGAGCTAGATGTGTATTTACATCCAGACCCTACATTTGGCGACGTTGATACTCAAAGAGAATTAGCTATGGTGCTGTATGATAAATTTGTTATGGGGCAGAACCCATTAGTTGTGCAGAATCCTAATGCAGTTTATTTTGCTACTGAGCAAGTATTACGTTCATTCGGGCAACATCCAGAAGATTGGCTAGGTTCCGCTCGTAAGAGAAAAGAAACTAATGACCCTGT